AAGGACCAGAAACATTCTTAGCTGGTATGGACGGTGCAATTATACCAAATATGAAGGCAATGTTGAACAGGATGCCAGATATCGCAAAACAAATGGAAAGTGAAATGGCAATGATGGGTGCTCCAATGTCAAAAATGGCGCAAGAAGCATCTGCACAGATGCAAAACAGCACATCGGTAGAACAAAAACTTGACATTCTTAACCAAACCATGTTACAATTAGTTAACATAAATAGTGTACAAGCACGAACAGGTGAAAAACAATTAAAAGGTTTACGCCACAGTGGTAATTTAATGGGTGGACTAGGTAGAGCATGAGTTGGAAAAAATATTTTACTCCAGTACAAACTGGCGATAACGTAAATGGAAGTTACTCTCCTATAAGTGGAGCAGGAGCAAGTGGACGCCCCGGTCCTGCAAGATCAAACTATTCAAGTTACTTGCCTGACGTGTATGTAGGTAGCCCAAACAGAGTTGAACGCTACGGACAATATAACACAATGGATAACGACAGTGAGGTGAATGCCGCACTAGATGCCCAAACAGAGTTGAACGCTACGGACAGTACAACACAATGGATAATGACAGTGAAGTTATCGCTGCACTAGATATCCTAGCAGAATTTTGTACACAAAAGAATGATGAAAACAGTACAAACTTTAAATTTAATTACAACAAGCCTGCTACCAACAACGAAATTAATATCCTTGGACAATATCTAAAACAATGGTGTAAAATTAACAATTTTGAAACACGCATGTTTAGAACATTCCGTAATGTATTCAAATACGGAGATGCAATATTTTTAAGAGATCCAGAAACAAAAAAATTGTTTCATGTAGATCCTGCAAAACTTACACGTATAATTGTAAACGAAAGCGAAGGCAAAAGACCTGAGCAATATATTATAAAAGATGTAAACCTAAACTTTAAAGAAATGGTTGCTACATCACCTCATATTACTAATGGTAACATAAGTAGTCCAGGCGCAAGTTATCAAACAGGTGGCGCAAGAGGAATGACTGGCGGAGTAAATGTACCAGCAGGTTCACGTTTTACTATTGAAGAAGGCGAAATTGCAATTGATGCACAGCATGTGGTTCACCTAAGTCTATCAGAAGGACTTGACAACAACTATCCATTTGGTAACAGTTTATTAGAAACAATATTTAAAGTATTCAAACAAAAAGAATTACTCGAAGATGCTATTATTATCTATCGTGTACAACGTGCGCCTGAGCGCAGAGTATTCTACGTTGATGTGGGTAACATGCCATCACACCTTGCTATGCAATTTGTTGAACGTGTTAAAACGGAAATCCATCAAAGAAGGATCCCATCAGCGACAGGTGGAGGCACAAATGTCATAGACAGTTCTTACAATCCTCTGTCAATTAACGAAGATTACTTTTTCCCACAAACAGCAGAAGGTAGAGGATCTAAAGTTGAAACACTACCAGGCGGAACTAACCTAGGAGAAATTGATGACTTACGATATTTTACTAATAAGCTCGTACGTGGCTTACGAATCCCTAGCAGCTACTTGCCTACCGGCGGTGATGACGCAACTTCATCATATAATGATGGTAGAGTAGGTACAGCATTTATTCAAGAATTGCGTTTTAATACATACTGTGAACGTTTACAAGGTCTTATTATAGAAGACTTTAATCAAGAATTTAAAAGATATCTTTTAGAAAAAGGCGTAAACATTGACACAGCAATGTTTGACTTAGAATTTGAACCACCACAAAACTTTGCGGCATATAGACAATCAGAACTTGACAATGCTCGTGTGCCAACATATACACAGATGAGTGCTATACCATATATTTCAAATCGTTTTGCAATGAAACGTTTCTTGGGCATGAGTGCAGAAGAAATTGCAGAGAACGAACGTATGTGGCGTGAAGAAAATGATGAAACATTAGATCAACCAGCATCAGATGCAAGTGCAGAAATGCGTGGAGCAGGAATTAGTTCAGCAGGCATTAGTGCTGACATTAGCGGAGCAGAGGATATATCACCCGAAGGCGATGAACCAGAAATAGGTGCAGAAGCAACGCCACCAGAAACAGCAACAGGCGGCGATACAGTAACACCAGGTGCACCGGCAACTGACCAAACGATATAAATAGTATTATGATATTAAGAGAATTATTTTATTTTGATAAAGAAACAATTGAGCCTGTAGACGACAATCGCTATGAGCCCGAATATGATGATTCAATTGTCAATTTTGACGACACAAGAAAGACAAGACTTACCCTACGCCAAATTAACCGTGCAAGGAAAGCAAGCGAGCTACATACAAATGAGAAAGCTGACGAATTAGATTTTGTTAGACAGATGTATGGGATAGCAGCGCAAGCAGCCGCTGCCGGTGTTTAATGGCAAAATTAGATAAGACCAAATACTCAAAAGAAGAAGCAACACGTTTAATGGAGATTAGACGTTTAGAAAAGATGTCTGGCGATAAAAAAGAAGAATTTGCCAAACGTTCTAAACCAATAAACTTTTTACAACAAGAAATAGTAGATGAAAGTAGATTTGCTCACAATCAAAATTCAGCATTTGTTTTAGGCAACGGATTAAGCAGATCAAGTATAGAACCTGAAGAGCTAAAAAAGTACGGCCCAGTATACGGATGTAATGCTTTGTATAGAACATTTAGACCAGACTACTTAGTTGCTGTTGATGTTAAAATGATTTTAGAAATTAATAAATCAATGTATCAACATAAAAATCAAGTATGGACAAATTATAATAAATCCTATGAAGGTCTTCAACATTTTAATTATTTTCAACCAGGCAAAGGTTGGTCAAGTGGACCAACAGCATTATGGTTATCAGCACAACACCGACACAAAAAAATTTATATACTAGGCTTTGACTACAAAGGATTAAAAGACGGTATGAAGTTTAATAACTTATATGCTGATACTCCTAACTACAAAAAGTCACAAGATAGTGCTACATTCTTCGGCTAAATAAACTTGGAAACTACAGTACAATTACGATAGAAGAGTTTAAAAATCAGTTTGTTTTTATCTGATCCCTTTAAAACGGCTCGTTTTGAGCCTATTTCTACACAGTTTTGTCCATATACGTTAAATACAATGGACAGCCTTACCATAGGTACAACAATTTATAGGAGAAAATAATGGCGAGTAATAAATTTGAAGAAATGCTCGAAAAGCTAGTCAACGAAGACAAAGCTGGAGCAGAAGAATTATTCCACGAAATAGTGGTTGAAAAATCAAGAGATATCTACGAAGGACTATTAGAGTCAGATCTAGAAGTTGATGAAACTAAAGATGAAGAAGTAGATGAAGCATCAGACGAAGAAGTAGATGAAGCATCAGATGATGACGACAAAGAAGAAGCTACTAACGAAGACTTTAACTTAGACGAGTTTGAAGTTGAAGGTGGCGATCCAGCTGATGATATGATGGACAAAATGGGCATGGACATGGACGGAGACGCAGAAGGCGGCGACGGCATGGATATGGATATGGATATGGATGCTGAAGGCGGAGAAGAAGAAATTGAAGATCGTGTTGACGATCTAGAAGTTGCTTTAGATGACCTAAAAGCTGAATTTGAAAAAATGATGGGCGACGACGAAGATGATGGCGACGACGAAGAAATGCCAGACATGGACGGTGACGAAGATGATGACGAAGCTGAAGAAGAATCAGTAGCGTTTGAAGCATCAGACGAAGAAGTTGACGAAGCATCAAAAGATGAAGAAGTTGATGAAGCAGCAGACGAAGAAACTGACGAATCAACTAAATCAGAAGCAGAAACAATGCGTGAATATGTTGAAAAAGTAACAGCTAAAATGGGCGACAACGGTGCAAACACTAAGTCAACTGTAGCTGGTGCAAACGACATGGGCGGAACTGCTTCAAACTTGGCGCAGAATGCAGACGGCGGAAACGGCGGAACAGAAGGCGGACTAGCAGGAACATCTCCAAAAGATGAAACAGCTGGTAACGTAAATGTTCCAGGCGGCAAAGCATCAAAAAGCATGAAAGCACAGCCAAAAGGCCACGGCGCAGAGAAAAAAGGCGCAGGCGAAAGCGGAGCAAATAGTAAAAGCACTATTGGTTCTTAAGGTTAAGGAACTTTAAATGATAAACTTACGAGAGCATCTGACATTCGACCAGGCTAACATAGTCGTTGAGTCTACCGATAACGCCAATGGGGGCAAAGATCTTTACATGAAAGGTATTTGTATACAAGGTGGAGTGCGTAACGCAAACCAACGTGTATATCCTGTAAACGAAATTGGTAGGGCTGTCAAAACTCTCAATGATCAAATCCAGGGAGGATATTCAGTTCTCGGAGAAGTTGATCATCCAGAAGGACTTAACATTAACTTAGACCGCGTGAGTCATATGATCCAAGAATGTTGGATGGATGGCGCAAACGGTTATGGTAAATTAAAAATTCTACCAACTCCGATGGGACAGTTAGTAAGCACTATGATACAAAATGGTGTTAAACTAGGTGTTTCATCGCGTGGTAGTGGTAATGTATCAGAAGACGGCGGCAACGAAGTTTCTGATTTCGAAATAATCACTGTGGACGTTGTGG